TTTCTGTATATCCGAGAGAACATCCCCGATGAGCAGTTGACTAGCGAAGCCGGGAACCCTGTTCCGTGGTGGGATGATGCTAAAGAGATCAGAAACCAAGTTCGCAGGAACGGCGGCATATCAATCAACTGGAATTACATAGAAACAACGGATGATGTCAAACAGGCGGCGACACAGTTAGAAGTCGCTTTATATGAGAGATTGCAAAAAGCCAAAGGCAAAAAGACATGGGCTGAAACAGAAGAAATTGCAAAGCGGCTTAAAATCTTGCCTGAACATTTGCAACGACTGCCCGGACGGATAGATCAGATTACTGAAGAAATATATGCAGGCCGGTTAATGCAAGTGTCGGCATTTGAGAGACTTTTAGATTTAACTAAAGTTTATGAATCCAGTAAAAACCCTGAAAATCTGCAAGCACTGTTAAGGCATTTTAGTGTTTACTCGGCAATGACTGAGTGGCTTGCTGGTAGCGGATCGGGAGCAGGGCGTTTGCTGAACTCTATGAAAATGCCTGTTTCTTCAGATGCCGCAAGCATCGCCAAGTTAGATGCTTACATACAATCGTATGGGGGCAACGCCGGGATAGATAGTTTAGTGGCACTGGTTAAGAGGATTGAGCTTGACCGCAAGCACGGGCCAGCAGGGAGATGGTTGGATGTCATGGGCGCATGGGCAAAAGAGTTTGGTCGTGGGCTGAACTGGACAAAAGAGCTTATTGTCGATACGGCGGTTCAAGGCATGATTTCTTCGACCATAACCATTGGAAGGAACTTAGCCGGTAACACCTACATGGTCGCTGATAAACTTGCTCGAACTTTATTCTCCGAAGTTGTTTCGCCGGTTGTTGGTGGCCCAGTTGAGAAGTACGAAACGGCACAGATGCTCTATGGAATGTATAAGTATTTGCCAGATGCCCTTCTCAGATCCACAGTTGCTCTTATCACTGACAAGCCCCAAACCAAGCTTTTCCGAAACGAGTTTTATAAATCAAGCCTAGAAGGAAATTTAAATGTTGGCGGGGATATGCTGATTTCTGATGGGTTGCGGTTTTTAAACAAATCTATCTATTTGCCGGGCCGGGTAAACATGACTCAAGACGAGTTCTTCAGGTCAATCAACATCGGCATGGAAAAACAACGGCTTGCTCACCGCTATGCAATGCAGGCTTCCCGTGAAGGCATTCTGCCTTACAAGCAGGCAATGAATGATATTTTGTCGCAGAACCCCGACTCTCCAATGCGCCACCATTACGCCGATATATCAAAGCGCACTATGAGCGAAGCGGCAGATCAGATATTTGCCACGCCTGTTGGTACAAAACAGACTTGGGGAGTCTTCGATTGGGGAGGTAAACAACTCTGGGAGCGCATAAACGAGTGGAGAAACGAGCCTACTGGATTAGGCAAGTTGGTTATTCCGTTTTACGGAACTGTTCTTAATCTTGACCGGCAGGCACTTATGCGTATCCCCGGTGCAAATGTATTAGTAAAGGAATCAGTTGATAATATTTTAGGAAAAGCAGGGCGTGAAGCTCAGATCGATGCAGTCGGCAAACTGTTTGTTGGTACTAGCATCGCAATGGGAGCATGGGAAATGATGGAAACCGGCGAAATGACTGCCAGTTATCCCCCTCAACGTGCCGCCGATGAAGACCCAATTCAGAATCCTTATTTCACACCATCCCGCAAGTATCTCCAAGATTCCTCATGGCGACCTTATGCCCTAGTTTCTGAAGAAGGATACCGATCTCTCCGTGGTTTGGACCCAGTTGCGTTAATGATGCAGTTCGGGGCTGATGCTTGGGTCATGCACAAAATCATGACGGATGCCAATCTTGGCGGCGGTTTGTTCCGATCCGATAACGAATCCGTGGATGCCACAGAATCATGGCTTGAAATGGCTAAGTATTTCACTTTAGCCGCAGGAACTAAGATTGATGAACGCCCGTTTATGCAGGGCATCAGTGACACACTTGCACTCTTGCAGGAAGACGATCTTAGGCACAAAGCCGTAGTTTCAAACCTTCTTAGTTCTGTAAATCCTTTAAGCAGTTACTACGGCGCACTTCGGGCGGCATGGGCCAGATCAGAAGATGCCTATCAGCGTGACTCCAAAGCCCATAATGCCATAGATCAAGCGGTGTTGAACTGGCAAAGAAGAAACGGGTGGCTTACTGACTTTACTGGGTCGGGTGGTTCTATGGGGCTAAACCCAAGAGTCAACTTTGTTGGAGATCCGCAACTCATTTATGCGACTCAGCACTGGATGGATGTAGAAGTTTCAAGAAAGGTAAATGCTTTCTTAAATGTTGCATCTGTTTCGCCGGTAGATAAACACCCCTTGATGGAAAGAATACGAGAACTTGGCGGGGTTAGGACGGAATTTCCTTCTCGATGGGTTTCGATCCAAGTCCCTGCGGAAGACGGCACAAAGCGGGAAGATATATCTCAGGATCAACAATATGCGTGGGTGATGCAGGCGGCTGAATACAACAGGGCATCCTTTAAAAAGCTCTTTAATCCCAAAGGAACGCAACTAGGATCACCTCTTGACCAGCTACCAGCCCAACAACAAAGAGATATTATTGACGGCATTCTTTCCAAGAACAAAATCGTTGCACTAGAAAAAGTCTTTTACAACGACCCGCTTTGGAAGGATCTCAGAGAAAAATATCCAAATATGATTAGGAAGAAAGCACTTGGCAAAATGAGTGATAAACGTCCTGCGGCATACTACAACACTAAATACCAAGGGCAGGAATCCAAAACTACAAAAGGAAGTAATACAAACCCTGTTTTAGAACAAATAAGCGAATAATATGGCCTTTTCCTACGTTGAATATACCTCCAATTCTGGGGCTAATGGTGGCAAGGACTACACTTATAGTTTCGGGGCTGTTGAGCATAATACTGACAATATAAAAGTTACTCTTGGCGGCAGTTCGTTGACATCAAGCCAGTACAGTGTTGTGCAAGGGACAGTTACCTTGGCTACTGCACCGGGCGGGGGATCGGAACCTTTTAATGCGGCTCTTTCTGCATCAAATATTCTTCGTGTATATCGGGAAACCAACCGAACCACTGCGGAAGTTGTCTTTTCTGCAAATGCTGTAATTCAGGACGAGGATCTTAACACGGCAACGGATCAAGCTCGTTTTCTTGCTTTGGAAGCCGTGGACCGAGCAAACGAAAGTATTGCAATTGATTCTAGCGATACAACGCAATATGACATTAAGGTTTCGGGCGCAACCAAGCGTATTTCAGGATTATCACTACCCACGGATGATGATGATGCGGTAAGCAAAGTTTACGCTGATTCTACTGTCAATTCCGCTAAAAGCGTCAGGGATGATGCCTTGGATCACAAGGACACGGCGGCTGATTATGCTACCCGAACCGGGGCAGTTGTAAGGGTTTTTGATGGAGCCACAGACAACACCTCAGACACAAGCCCCGCAGATCAAGCCGGGGTTTATTCAGCCAAAGAACACGCTGTCGGGGATCTAACGGCAAGCGGAGGTTCAGCAAAAGCTTGGGCAACAGATGCTTCAAGCCCAGATGGGAGCAGTGAAAAATCGGCAAAGACTTTAGCGGGAGAAGCTTCAACATCAGCAACAGAAGCCAGTGCATCAGCAACCGCCGCCGCCGCTTCAGCCGCCGCCGTAGCAACAGCATTTGACTCTTTTGATGACAAGTATCTTGGAGTCATGGCAGATAATGCAAGTGCTACAAGTGCAACTTTAACTGGAGCTTCTTGTGCTAAAGATGCGTCTTCGATTACATTTACTGGAAGTTCTGGGACTATTACAGTTGGTCAAGAGCTTACTTCAACAGGAACGGGTTATCCGTCAAGTGCAAACATAATAGGAACATCCACAACAAGCCCTATAACGATTTCAGCACCTTTTACCACAGCAATAAGCAGTGTTTCTTTATCATTTGTAGGAACAGGTGTTTACGGAGCATGGGATGCTTCTAAAAAAGGACCTTCAACAGACAATGATGGGAACGCATTAATCAATGGTGCTTTGTATTACAATAGTACCAATGGGGAAATGCGTGTTTATGACACATCTTCAGGCACATGGATCGCTGCTAGTGCTGCTCAGAATGCTACTGTAGAAGACTACACTTATACCCTTTCGGGATCGGATGCAACGATTTCAGGATCTGATGATAACTCCGCTTCATTAAGTTTTTCTAACCAGGAATCAGTCGATGTCTTTCTGAATGGAGTCAAGCTTGTTCCAAAAATAGGAGGAACAGCAAACGACTACCATTTAGATACTGCAAACACAGTAACACTTACAAGCACCGCAGTTTCTGGTGATGTAATTCTTGTCAGAGTTTACAAAACATTTACTGTTGGTGATGCCGTTCCTGCTTCTACTGGTGGAACTTTCTCTGGGAATGTTGTTTTTAATGGCAACACTACTAATTTAGATGTCAACGGCACAGAGTTAATTCTTGATGCAGATGGTGATACGAGTATTACTGCGGATACCGATGATCAAATAGATATTAAAATAGGTGGTACAGATGTAGGTAACTTTAATTCTAATACTCTGAAGTTAGTAAAAGATGGTAATCCTATTCTTGAAATAGAAGATACGGCTGAAACAGCTTATGGAGGATCATGGCTTTCTGCACCAACAGTAGATTTTAAGCACTCTACTGCCAATGCAGATGAACAAGGCGTTTTAGGAATATTAAAATTTAAAGGAACAACTAAAAATAATTTAGGTGTCCTTACTAATAATACCGACATAGCTCGATTAGACGGGATATCTATTGAAGGTTCTTCAGGTGTAGGACAAAGAATAACTGATGTAAAAGGTGGGTTCCGTTTTAAAGGTCTTGATGGTGCTGGTAACTTTGTTGATTTAATGAATATAGAGGGTAAAAATCTCAAAATTGCTAGTGGTGGGGGGATAGATTTTAGTGCTACTGGTGACAGCACCACTATGGAGTCTGAACTTCTGAACAATTATGAAAAAGGGTATTTCACACCTGTTTTTACGGCACAAGGGAATAGTGTAACTCTTAGCCCAGATAGTACATACAATAAGTTGTACTACAATCAAATTGGCGAAACAATGAACATATCAGGTGCTGTTAAAATAGTTGGTTACAGTGGTGGAACTGCACCAGTTGGGCTTTTTACTTTTATGACATTGCCAGTTTATGGGATAAACGATGCTCATACTGCCAATGGTGAAGAATATTATGCAGGATTTGCAACACAACACTACAACGGCAGTGTATATGAAGTAATTACTGCAAACATAAATGAGCTATCTGGAAATAACATTCTAACTATTAGGATAGCCCCTGCTACTTTAGCATCTTCATCTAGTGGATTAAATAAATGGTTATACTTTTCATTTAACTATAGAACGATACCTTTATCTTAAAAGCAAACTATGAGCTTAACAAAACGAACACTTACTGATTCAATACAGACTTTAAAAATTAAAGATCATTATGTTTTACAAGTGCGAGAAGCACATCAGATTTTAGAAAATGATGCAGTTATAGCGAATGATTTTAGTCGTTACGTCCTTAACCCAGATCATGATGTTTCAACAATAACTGATCCAGTAGTCCTAGCCCAATTTAATGCGGTTATGACTAAGAAAGTCAAAGACAACTACGCAAAGTTCCTAAAAGAACAGGAGAAAACAAGTGAGTAGGGCTAGAGATATTGCAAACTATGGTGATGGTATAGATACATCAAGCATTACTTCTGGTACTTTTGCTGATGCTAGGATTGCTGCTAGTAACGTAACACAGCATGGTGTAGTGGTTTATTTAGAAAAATTCACTGCATCAAGTACCTCAGAAAAGATTTTTAATTTAGATTCCTTTACTAGCTACAACTCTTATATTTTTGAAATTAATACATTAAGGCCAGCAGATGATAACGTCACTTTTAGGATGGTCGTAGGGACTTCAAGTAGTGACAGTGACATGTTTGATGGAGTTGGCGAAAATAGAACTGCAATGGCGTATGGTTTTTATGACGGAAGCTCAAGTGGAGATACGTCCACTAATGCATCAGATAGTCTCATTAGCTCATATGGTCATGGTAATGACTCTGACAAGGGCATGAGTGGGACAATTCATCTATATAATCCAACAAGTACAACAATAAATACGAGCGCAAAAGCGCATGTGGTGAATTGGTTTTATACAAATTTTACTCAAATTAAAAATATAGGGGGGTGGCGATTAGGTGCAACAGATGATGCTTATATAAAATTTTATTTTTTTGGTAGTAATATTACTTCAGGAACTATTACATTATATGGAATAAAAGATGCCTAGATTTAAACATATAACAGGATTAGGTAATGTTCAGTTTACCCCTGAAGAAGAAAAAAAGGCAGATGAGCAAGTAATCGCTCATGAAAAAGCTCAAGAAGAATACTTAAAAATAAAATACAAAGATGATCGTTTAAAAGAATACCCGTCATTACAGGAATGTATTCATGCAATCCTAGATGATGATTTAGAAGCGTTACAAGCAAAGCGTAAACTGGTAAAAGAGAAATATCCTAAACCATGAGTGGACATCATCCTCCTGTTGAAAGAATTATGGAACTAGATCAAGTAATGCTTTTAGTAGAAAGAATAGGTCTACCGGCAGTTATTATTGGATTTTGTTTCTACTATATAATGAAGACACAACAGGCTCACAGGGATGAAATAGTAAGATGGGAAAATAAAGATTCGGAAGGTGATTCTAGGCTTATAGATGTAATTAAAGAACAGAATACTAGAAATGAACACTTTGCTGAAGCTATTAGCAATTTAACTATCTCAAATAAAGATGTGACTAAGAGTAACGAACGACTAGCAGATGAGATTAAAGGAATGGCATCAGCTTTAATAAGGAAGTAATGCACGAAGAAATACCATTTTGCCCTGAATGCCACAGTTACCCGTGTAGTTGTGACGATAATATAATTGAGGAAAAAGATGGCTAAAGAAACGACTGTTACAACAGTAACTAAACCTGATCCTCCGAAACCGATTAAGCAACAAATGTCGGTAAATGAGAGAATCCAAGTGAGCCGCTTTATAGCTAGATTTGCCATTGCGATTTCCGCACTTGGAATCTTTGCCTATATTGTTCATGTCATGCTTTTGACCTCTGACGAACTACCAACATCATCAAAAGACCTCTTAAATATTCTGATCGGGGCATTTATCCCGATCATCGCCGGAATTGCTAAGTTCTACTTTGAAAGTGGGGGCGATCTCCACCAAGAAGAAGAAAAGAACCCAATTCCACCTCATCCTGAAACCGCACCCAAGGAAGCTGTATGAACATATTGCTTGGAATATTAAAAACGCTGGTCGTTGACAAAGCGACCAACATGGTAGCGGAGCATGTAGAAAAAGCCGTTGAAGATTTAGGCGAACAAGCCAAGGCTGAGATTGACAAAGCCGTAAGTGAAGACGCAACCCACGCATTTAACGACCTGAAGAGCTTCTTAAAAGGATGATTTATAGAATCTTAACACGATTAGGTAACGAAAAATTCCTTATAGGTCTTGCGCTTGATGTGCTTCAGTACCTTGCTGACCAAACCACTAACAAGCTTGATGATAAGCTGGTGGAAATGGTTAGGAAGCGTTTGCAAGAAGAAATCAAAGACCGAAAGTAAACTTACCCGCAGAGAGTTTCTAACCCAACCATTGCTTTACGGAATTTTTATGGGCAAATATCTGACGCCGCATTTTTCAGTCGATGAGATGAGGTGCAAGGGAACTGGCATTTGCACAATGGATGAAGTGTTTATGGAACTCTTAGAGACAATCCGTTGTGAGTATGGTAAGCCGATGATTGTCACGTCGGGTTTTCGCGCACCTGAATATAATATGATTGTTGCTAAATCTGGTTCTAAAGGGCCTCATACTTATGGACAAGCTGTTGATTTACATCTTGTCGGTGCAGAAGCAAATGAGGTTATTAAAATTGCACTTGAATTAGGGATGACAGGCATTGGAATCAAACAAAAAGGCCCCCATAAAAAGCGATTTATCCACCTCGACAATCTCCCAAACGGAGATCACCCAAGACCTTGGATCTGGTCATACTAAAGGCTTACTTTACGACAGATTTGATTTCACCGATTTAGAAGACGCACCCGAATATGGGAACTGGCCTAAGTTAAGGTACGATGATCCCGCATTCAAAAAGGGGGGCAAGTGAATTATTTATTAACTTGCTAGGTAGGAAACCATGCTCCCCTTGTAAAAAGCCCACTTAAAGGCTTACACCCGTCCTTCTAAGCTTTGAATCCTGCCCGGTGACAGGAGAGTGGGCCTTAATCACCAATAAAGGACAAAATGGTTATATTACCCATCGGGAACGACCCAGAGTTGTATAAAAAGATTCATGAATTGGCTGAAGCCGATGATGATTCGCTTTTTTACCCATCTCACTATGCCGTGCATGATGGAGAGATTGTGGGAGCGTTCAGTTTGGTAACACCAGTTTCATGCTGGTGGATGAGTAAGAAGAAAGGCACACGCCTTATGTCACTACAAATGTGGAATGCTTTAGAAGCACTTCATGCCGACCAAGGAAATATGACATTCGTGATGCCATGCACTCATGACTCACCTTATTTTAAGCTTATGGAAAAGCCGGGCGGGTTTCAGAAGCTCGGTGAGCCGGTTCAGTGGTTTTATAAAATCCTAGATACTTCTTTAAAGCAATGACTCAACCCATCAACCAATTATTCGACCTTCTATCCAACGAGTTGGTAGCAAGGATCAAATCGGGCGAAGCATCCTCGCAGGATCTTAACGTAGCAAGGCAATTGCTCAAGGATTGCCGCATTCAGGCCACTCCCGATCACGAACCGCTTGAACTCCTTGCAGAAGAAGTCCAAAAGCGCAAAGTCAGCACCGATTTCTCGGATTATTACGATGATCCAGAGACTCCACCCGCACAAACCTTCTCTTGAACCAAAATCTCACTGATTTTCGGGTCTTTGTTCAGCTTGTTTGGTCCCACCTCGGTCTTCCTAATCCCACTCCTGTTCAGTTTGACATCGCCCACTATTTACAGAACGGGCCTAGACGTTTAGTGATCGAAGCATTTCGGGGGGTAGGAAAGAGCTATATCACCAGTGCCTTTGTCGCACACCAGTTATTGCTGAACCCAGAGCTTAAAATTCTGGTTGTGTCGGCATCCAAGATCCGATCTGACGACTTCTCCACCTTCGTTCAGCGTCTTATCCTAGAAATGAGGGTGATTCGACATCTCGCCCCTACACCAGACCAAAGAAACTCTAAAATATCCTTTGATGTCGGTCCTGCCACCGCTTCTCACTCTCCCAGTGTCAAATCAGTAGGAATCACGGGTCAACTTGCGGGTTCCCGTGCCGATCTCATCGTGGCAGACGATGTGGAGGTTCCCAACAATTCGGCAACTCAGGTCATGCGGGATAAGCTCTCAGAATCCGTAAAGGAATTTGATGCGATCCTCAAACCTGACGGGAGGGTGGTTTTTCTAGGAACTCCCCAAACGGAACAGTCTCTCTATGAGTTATTACCCGAAAGGGGCTACGAAACCCGCATTTGGCCTGCCCAATATCCTGAAGATGGGGCATTAAGCAAATACGGCAATCGACTAGCCCCACTTTTTACCAAAAGACTTACTGAAAAGAAGGCGTTCCCAAACGATCCGACTGATCCTAAGAGGTTTGATGCAGATGATTTAGCAGAAAGACGCTTATCCTACGGCAGAGCAGGATATTCCCTGCAATTTATGCTGGATACCTCACTTTCTGATGCAGATCGATACCCCCTCAAGCTTCAGGATCTCCTAGTCATGAATCTGAACGCAGAAACCGGCCCTTCCAAGCTAGTCTGGTCGCCTACACCGGCAAATATCATCTCAGACCTTCCCTGTGTTGGATTAAGAGGGGATTTCTACTATGAACCCTTTGAGGTAAGTTCAGAATGGACTGAATATAACGGCGCACTGCTCACTGTCGATCCCGCCGGGAGAGGAAAAGACGAAACTGCCTACAATGTTACTAAATTCCTGAACGGCTACGTCTTTCTCCTAGATTTCGGGGGCTACATAGAATCGGGCTACTCTGAAAAGACCCTAAAAGCCCTTGCAGACGTTGCACACCAATATTCATGTAACTACTGCCTTGTGGAAGCCAACTGGGGTGACGGAATGTTTAGTGAACTGTTCAAGCCCTACCTCAATGCTGTCCATCCCATCACCATCGAAGAAGTTAAACACTACACCAATAAAGAAAAACGCATAATCGACACACTAGAACCCGTGTTGAACCAGCATAAGCTGGTAGTAAACAAGAAAGCTCTGCATAAAGACTTTCAATCCACTCAAAACCTCCCTCCTGAAACTGCCCTCCACTATCAACTCGCCTATCAGCTCACCCGGCTTACTCATCAGAAAGGGGCTATCCCTCATGATGACCGGGTTGATGCTCTCGCCATTGCTACTGCCTACTGGTCTGAACACCTTGCGTTAACCGCAGAACAGGCCATAGAGCGCAGAAACGAGAAACTCCTAAAGGAAGACCTAGATCGCTTTGTTCGTGGTATGTCCATCAATCGAGGTGCGCCGCAACGGAAGCACAAAACTTGGCTAGGTTGACGGAAAAATGCGAGGGGTTACATTAACGTGACCCAGCCAAAAGCCCCCCCTTGGGGGGTTGATCTTTAAGCCGACTAATCCATTTTTTTATGGGCCGAACCGGGGCAAACTAATTCATTATCAGTTGGCATTTGCTCCCAATTAGTTGATACCACTGACTTAATCGTTTCATTCATTTACATAGCACCAAAACATAGCACCAAAACTATGTTTAGAAAGTCTTCAATACTTCACCAACAAAAAACATTTTAAATCATGCCTTGTTTAACTTCTAAGATTTTCTTTTGAATATTCTTTGAATACTCCTTTTCCTTCAATCACCTTTTTATTTCCTTGCATACATCCAATTGTGAGCAACCTATAACATACTGATATCATTCATGATCTAATCTTTTTTCAATCATTCGTAAAAAATACTTATTTATTGTGTTGACAAAGAATATTACAAAGCCTATGCTTTTTTTATTTTTACATTTTATGAGTCTATCACTGCAATTCAGCAGTATAGCAAGCCGCCGCAAGCGGTTTATTTTCAATCCTAATGAAAGGAAATAGTTATGAAACGCACTCAAATTGAGCAATCAATCAAAACAGCAATCGCCGCAAATGAACCATTAATGATTTATGGATCACCGGGATTAGGGAAAAGCGACACAGTAAGAAAAGTGGCAAAAGAAATGGAAATGGAAATCTTTGATGTTAGAGCATCACTGCTTGATCCGGTTGATGTCCGGGGTTTGCCTGTACCAGATAAAGAAAGCGGTTTAGTCAATTGGATGGTTCCTGAATTTTGGCCGCAAGAAAACAAATCTAGTTTGCTTTTCTTTGATGAGTTAACC